GCAGTAGTATATTCTTTTGTTTTTAAAATATATTTGTCGAAAATATCTTTTACAATAGACGATACTTTTTTCTGTTTATAAGATTTAATAAGACTTCTTGTAAATCCATCCCAGCTTGGTTTACTTACCCAGTGTAATGTGTATGTTACACCTTTGTTTGAAAGACTAGAATTTACATTATCAATCTTATGAACTTGAGCTGTAATTCTTCTTGTTACGTTCAGGTCTTCACCTTTAAATTCTAGTTCAAGAGTTTCTTCTCCTCTTAACGGCAATTCTTCTAAAAATCCTTCATTATCTAAAACACTAATACTACCAGACAATGACACAGTAGATATACCATGTTCAACGTGCCATGCATAAATGGTAGCTGAGATATCAATACCAACAGCAGCTTCTTGACCATAAGGTGTAACAGTTGCTTTGGTTATCTCACAATTTGAAGGATTAAAATTGGACGCCGTTACTGTCATAATTATTCAGTACTCAAGTTTTGTCTAAATTCTCTTGTAATTTGGCCTAGATACTTGTTATCAAATAAGTAAATCTCTTTTTTGTTTTCATTTATTGTAGTTTCGAAATCAAAGATACGATAAGGAACCCATTCTTCAGGGATAATACGTTTAATAATAATCTTACGACCTTGTTCTGTACGCATAATAACACGGTCTTCTCTACGAAGATAAATCGTTCTAAATGATTCGGGTGCTAAAATAATTTCATCAACTGCCATTATACTTTCCTTACGTAATATAAAATATTTTCGTCGTTATCTGGGTCTCTTGTCCAGTCAATAACATCTTCACCAACCTCACCAGATTGTTCTGAATATTTTTCGACAAGATAATTATTAAATGTTTGTGGGTCCATAGGCCATTCGTGATATGGGTCAATAATATTATTTGATAGATACACCAACCAAACATAATCTACTGAACCATAATAGAATCTTGCAACGTCTTCTGCGCGTTCACCTTCTTTTACTGTATAAGGATAATAGAGATATGGATTATTTGCAATAGCTCTTTTAAATGCAGTACGTCGAGTAATGTCTCTAACTCTACGACCTTGATATTCTATTACTGGAAAATTTTCAAAATATTTCATTTATTTCTCCGTTAGGCTATAGGCCGGCTATAGGCCCACCCGCTCCTCGAAGTGGGTTTTGTTCTGCGGATTCACCGGTATCTGGCGAACCCACTGCTTCGGGTTGTGGTAATAATGTAGCGTAATCTTCTGCAGTTTGAATTGTAAGTTCTCTAAATGATATTGATAAAGTTACCGATGCAGGTACACCACCTTTAATAATACCAACTTTAGCACCACCACCTGTATAATCAACTGTAACATTATCAATCATACATCTCTTAAATCTTGGGAAGTGTCTTTCTTGTACACCTAATAAACTAGGTTCAACAATTGACGGATATTTTAGAATCGCTTTACTCAAACTCTCTAACTCTAAAACTTCTGATGTTGTTGGTAACATCTTAGATTTTAAGAAGTTTACAATGTTTGTTATCTGTTCTGTATCTGCTGCGTTTGATGGAAATAAATCCCATTCAAAACTAAATTCTCTTAAGTTAACACCTTCGAATGCTAGTGTAGCTTGTGGGTTAACAATTTGTCCTGCAACTTGTCCTACTGTTTTCGCTAAATCTCCAGAAAGATATTTTTTTGCAAGGTAAGTACCTGCAGTCATAGCATCAGATGAATTTCCTTCTAATCCTTGAATTCCCTCAATAAGTTTCTGACGTGCTTCATTATTACCCATTGCCGCTTTACCTGCATCCTTTGCAACACCTAATGCCTCTTCTGCGAGTTTACCAATTGCATCTAGATTCCCTGTGTTTGAAGCACCTGCTATTACTGATGCGAATTTTTCAGTTAAGAAATCTCTTTCAAATGCAGTAACCTGAGTACCAGTTGCATCTCTTAAACTTCTTGGGAATGGTAACTCTACTGAAGATGTAGAATTTTCTTGTACTGGATTTCTTTCAGGTATTAATCCTAAACGCTGATTTGCGCTGAATACAGGAACATCTTCATCAGCTCTTTCGATTGTTGTAGATGCAGCAAACTTACTAAAATCATAATCATGAAAAATCATTTGAAAACTATGAGGTAAAGGTTTAGAAGGAAACGAATAAGTCGTTACACGAGAGTCATTGCTTCTAATATACCTAAGCTGTTCGGGTCTGGCCATAAGAGTCTCTTTTTAAGTAAAATTGTTTTCCATACAGTTTTAATAAATAACTGTGGATATCTTTCAATTATTTATATGGAGTAGTGAAGAGAATATTATGGCATACAAGGGTCGTTTTCGTCCAAAGAATCCAGCTAAATACAAAGGAGACCCGACGAAGATAATTTATAGGTCACTTTGGGAATTTAAATTCTTCAGATTTGTTGATGAACATCCTGATGTTATATGGTGGCAAAGCGAAGAAGTGATAGTTCCTTATAGGAGTCCTATAGATAGTAGAGTACACAGATACTTTCCTGATGTAATAGTGCATAAGAAGAGTCCAGAAGGTAAAATACAGACTATTATGATAGAAATTAAACCATATAAGCAAACGTTACCTCCAGACCCTTCTAAGAAAAATAACACACCATCTGGAAGAGTATCGAGAAGATATCTTAATGAAGTTAAGAATTATGGTATCAATAGTGCTAAATGGAAAGCAGCAAGACAATATTGTGCTGACCGAGGGTGGGAATTTGTAATCATGACCGAAAAAGAATTAGGAGTCAGATAAGTTGGCAGCAAAATCATTTGAACAAGTATTAAGTGAAGCAGAAAAGCAACCAAGTGGTACAGCACGAGGTGCACAAGTATTTACTGATATTTTAGCAAAAGGCATCCGCGCGGGTGAGGTACCCGCACGTTCGAAGGCCGCACGTGAATGGTATAGAAATGCTGCAATGAAAGTAACACGTGCAGGTTCAGCTGCAACCGGTATCACCGGTGAAACATTCATTCAATCAGCAGGTCAAGAAAGAATACGTGCCGTTGCACAAAGTCGTATGATGATGGGAAGTATGTATACCTTTGAATACGATGCTAAACATAAAGATACGCTTCCATATTATGATAGGTTCCCTTTGATATTCCCAATAAATAAAGCTAAAGGTGGATTTTTAGGAATTAACTTCCATTACTTACCTCCAGTGATGAGAGGTCAACTAATGGATGCTTTGTATGGAATCGTCAATAATAAAAAATACGACGAAACAACAAGAGTTATTGCTAATTACGAATTATTAAATAGTGCTTCTAAATATAGGTTCTTTAAACCAGCAATAAAGCATTATTTAAATAAACAAATTAGGTCAAGATTTATTTACATTAATCCGTCTGAGTGGGATATTGCATTGTTCTTACCAACAGCAATGTTCCAAGGTGCATCTAAACAGAAAGTATATGCAGACTCACGTAAAGCAATACTAAAAGGATAATTAAATGCCATTTAAAATTAGTGACTTTAAAACAACATTAGACAAATATGGCGGACTAGCTCGTACTTCGTTATTTGAAGTACGTATTGACCAATTTCCAGTTGAAACAGGTTCTGGTTTAACAGAACGAGATATTAGATTGTTTTGTAGTAGTGTAAACTTCCCAGGCATTAATATTGAGAACGGACAGTTTACTGCGGTCGCTCAACTTACAACTCAATTCCCATTAGAGATGTCAAGCTCACCTATTACTGCAAATTTTATGGTTGACTCAGACCACCAAGTTTTACAGTTTTTTCATAACTGGATTCAAAGAGTTTTAAACTTTAGTACAAAAGAAGGTTCTTTTTCTGCAATCGACGGAGAATTTGCAACTCAAGGCCAAATGCCTTTTGAAATGGGATATAAAGACGACTATGCATGTCGTATTACAATAAGACATTATTCCACTGAAAGTTTTAGTAATGACGATAAGTATTATGAAGTTGTTTTAGAAAATGTTTATCCATATAGCATTGGAGATTTAGCATTAGACTGGGATAGTCAAAATTCATTCTTAACGATGCCAGTAACTTTTGCATACGACAGAATATGGTATAGTGGTGATAAAACTGGTAAACCATCAAGAAGAACCAATGGTGGATTCTTAGAAACTCTATCTAATTTAGCTGGAGTGGTTGATGTTTTAAAACAGACAAAAGACGCCGGAAGACCTACATCTATACAAGATGCGGTTAATCGATTAACAAGAGTAAGAAATTCTTGGGATAGATTGACTGGCGATTAAATTTATATTATAGGAGAAATATATTATGGCACTGCCAAAAATTGATTTGCCGATTTTGGAGCTTACGCTTCCTTCATCAGGTGAAAAAGTGAAGTACCGACCTTTCACCGTAAAAGAAGAAAAAATTCTTTTGATTGGTCAAGCTTCAGAAGACCCAATGCAAGAAATGCTCGCGGCAAAACAAGTTATTAATAATTGTTTAATTGATGTTGATGTATCTGAACTTGCAGTATTTGACCTTGAGTACGTTCTATTAGTATTACGTGCAAGGTCTGTAAACAATATTGTTGAGTTTAATATTAAAGATTCAGATACTGAAGAACAAATTACATTGACGCTTGATATTGACAATGTATCGATAACGAAAAACGAAGAGCATAGTAAAGAAATTAAAATTAATGACGAGTATACACTCTTCTTAAAGTATCCAACAATAGACGAATTCATTAAGATTTCTACTATTGAAGAAGATGACCCGTTAACGGATTACTTATCATTATGTACATGTTTAGATTTTGTAGCTTCAGAAGATGAAGTACATTATTTTAAAGAGTACGACCAAGAACAAATTGACGCATTTATGGACGATTTGAGTGGTGAAGTAGTTAAAGACATACAAAAATTCTTTGAGACTTCTCCAAAATTGAGGCACGAATTACCTTATACAAATAAGAACGGAGACGAAAAAACATTTGTAATTGAGGGGATGCGCGCTTTTTTTACCTAGCGCTGGTCCATTTGAGGCTTGAAGACTATTATCAAATTGTCTTCAGTTTGGCCCAGCACCATAAATACAGTATAGATGAAATAGAAAGATTGATTCCTTATGAAAGGGATTTATATTTCCAAATGTTAATTAATTGGATAGAACAAGAAAACGAGAAAGCAAAGGCACGATAAATGTCACCAGAAACAGAAGCTATTGTCAATCAGTTAAAAGAAGAGGGTGAAGCACTTCGCTCCAAAGGACCTGACTCTATTAAAGAAGTCAAGGTTGAACTTGCGAAATTTAATGGCGTATTCAATGAGATGTCTCAGGCATTTAAGGGAATTAGTCAATCGTCTGCGGCGGCCGCTTCACTAGCTGAACAAGAAGCAAAACTTCGAGCATTGTCTGATGAAGAACGTCAGAAGTATTATGAAGTTGAAGCTGAAAACGCTAAGAGAGACCAAGAGACTGCGAAGCGTAAATCTATTGCTGATTTAAAAGCACAAAAGAAAGCAGACAGAAATAATAACTCCTTAATTAAATCGATGAAAAGCATTTTTGGTGGTATCGCTGGTTTCTTCAAAAGGTGGGGTAATTTATTAGTTGGTGGTGCATTCGCTTATGAATTCATCGCTGGTATGATTGAAGAACAGTTTGGTGTAGAGATACCAACAATAGCAGATGGCTTTCGAAAACTCGTAGATTTCTTAGGAAAAGTTGAATGGGATAAAGTTGCTGCAGGATTCGCAACAATAGCATCACTTGTAGTTTTAGGAAAAATTCTCGCTGGGGTAGGTTCAGCAGCTTTAGGTATATTAGGACTTAAAAGTCTACTTGGACGAGGTGGAACTCCACCCGTAGTTAATCCAGGAACTGCAGGTGCAGGCGGAGGTAGAAATCAACCACCTCCTAGAACTCCTCCAAGAAACTTTACAATAGATGATGACGGTAATCCAAGAAGTAATAGAACAGGACAATTATTAACAGGTGGTGCTAGAGAAACTGCACTAAGAACAGCTGCCGGTGACAGAGCTGCAAATTCTTGGTGGAATAGAACTAAAAACTCCTTATTAAGAAGTAAAAAGCCAGGAATGGTAGGTGCGGGGATAACTGCAGCAACTGTGATTGGTTTAATAGATGAACAAGAGTTAGAGGCAGCAAATACCGCAGAAGCAGATTTATTAGCAGCAATTGAAGCACGTGATACGGGTATTAGTGATTTAGTAACTGATACAGTAATTAGTGCTGGAGTTGGTGCTGGTACAGGTGCCGCAGTCGGTGCATTGGGAATGGGAGTTGGTGCTGGACCCGGCGCATTAGCAGGTGCTATATCAGGTGCTGCATGGGGATTTGGTACTTCAGCGTTATTAGGAGTTAAGAGATGGTTCGAAGATTCTGGTGAAGGTATTGACGAATTACCTAACTCAGTTGAAGATGCACTAAGAGCAGAACAAGATGCTATAGGTGGAAGTGTTGAAGAACAACTTGCTGCACTAACCGCCGTTAGAGATGCAGCGAAAAAATTCGTCGATGATAACACAGAAGCACTTAACACTTCTATAGAAGAAGTCAATAGTTTACAAGCAATTCTAGACGCAGAACCTAATGCTACTGGAACTTATACAGTAAATGGTAGGTCAGTTACTAGGAGACGTTTAGAAAGAATGATTGCAGAAGCCGAAGAAGATAGAGACCTTCTTCAACGCCAAGTTGATACATCTTCAAATATATTACAGAGACGTAATGAATCATTAGAAGATTATAATAAGAGAGTAGCAGAAGCACAAAGACAACAAGAATTAATTGATAAACAATACCAAGATACAATGACTCCTGAAATGATAGACCTGTCTAATATGTTTGGTATGAGTGGTGGTAATAATGGATTCTCGTATGTAAATAATTCTGGTGCACCTGTTGTTTATAATATCGCGTCATCAAGTGCTCAGAACATGTCATCTGTAACTTCTTATGCAGTTGGTTATGGTGGTGGCGATAGGTCAGGATTCGGCATAGCAATCCCTGGTTTAGTAGGATAAAAAAAGGGGACGTCCTTGTCCCCTCAAAAACCTCGATGTCACGAAGTTTTTAATTTTCTAGAGTACCTTGTAAAAATGCAAGAATATTTCCAGGCGAAGTTTCTCCATAAGGGTCATCTGCACAATCATCAGATTTGCCGGGCTCTTCAAAAACCTTTTCAACTACACCATCATTTACAATCATAGCATATCTCCAAGACCTTTTACCGAATCCTACATTGTCTTTCGCAACTAACATATCCATACCTGCGGTAAATTCACATGAACCATCTGGAATGAATTTTACTTTTTTCACTCCTTGGTCTTTTGCCCAAGCATTCATAACAAAAGAATCATTACAAGACATACAATATATATCATCAATTCCTTCTTTTACGAAATCATCATAACGAGCTTCAAATCCAGGCACTTGGAAAGTTGAGCAAGTTGGTGTGAATGCGCCAGGTAGTGAGAATACAATTACTCGCTTACCAGCAAAGTACCAATCGGTATTTGGGTGAGTCCATTCGTATTCTGCAGTTTCCTTATTGAGTTCCCTAACTTTAAAGGTAACGTTAGGTACCTTATTTCCTTCAATAGTCATAATTTAAATTTCCTTTCAATAACATGTTATAAAATCGGGAGAGCATTGCGCCCTCCCGGATTAAAAATTAACCTACCAAGAATTCTTTCTTGTTGTCAATTTTGATTTTTTGTGGTCTTTTATCTTCAGGAATAATCCTTTCGAGTCCAATGACCAACAAACCATTTTTGAAGTTAGCACCAACTACTTTTAAGTCGTCAGCTAATGTAAAGCTACGAGTAAATTTCTTTTGAGAAATTCCTTTGTGTATTACTAAAGTATTATCTTCTGGTTTTTCGTCCCAAGTAGATTTTACTGTAAGTACATCTTCTTTAACTTCAATATCCACATCATTAATATCGAGACCAGCCAATGCAAGTTCAATAGAGAACTTATCACCGTCTTTATTTCTTCTGATATTATAAGGTGGGAATCCTGTTGCTGCGTGAGTTTGTGGGAATTCAACTAATCTGTCAAACACTCTATCGAATCCGACAGCAAAAGGGGTTAAGTGGTTTATATTTAATCCAGTCATTTTTATCTCCTATTAAGCTAGATATTATTATTCGGCCGCTAGTTAGCGCGCCACCATTTTCGTATACCCTCTCGGCGTATACAAAACTTATTTATACAGCTTCTGCGTGTGTTTTAATAAAGTTTTTAATAAAATTACGTACTTCACGCGATGCAGATGTGTCATCATCTTTGCATATCTGTATGAATTCTTTCTTTTGTTCTTTGTTAATCTTAATGATTAACGTGTCATCTTTTTTCATTTTTGTCACCTTTTTGTCACACACATGTAACATTTGATATAAATAAAGTATATACAAAATATTTATAGGAGAAATACAATGCTATACGATTTATTTAAAAAATTCGACGAATTAATGAAGTCTGGCGATTTATTAACAGTCTCTGAAAAGTTCTTGGCTTAATCTCCAGTACTTCCTATCCCACCTTCTCTATCAGTTTTCTGAGAAGGTGGTTTATCGGTCTCCCATATTTCTGTTTCTAAATTTCTTTCCAACTTACACTGCGCTAACCTTTCACCACTATTAATACGTACAATAGCATCTGAAATATTAGTCACTAAAATATGTGTTTCGTCTACGTAATCACTATCAATAATACCAACACCATTTGTTAATGCTAATCCCTTTTTAGCTGCCACACTACTACGAATATACATTTTCAATACGTGATTTTCGGGAATGTCGAATATTAAACCTGTTGGTATAAATGCTCTATGAGCTGGATGAAGAAGGAATGATACTTCTTGTTGAATTTCTTTTGTTAATACTTCAACCTCTTTATTGACTGGATTGAAGCAACGAATCTTTTGTCCTGATTTAAAATAAGATTTAATGTCAAAACATGCTGACCCTTCAGTAGCGAGGGTAGGGATATCGATTTGAGAGTTCTTTCTATAAACTGATAATAAACTCATTATGTATTCAAATTCCTATTCAACCGTTTCTAGGATTCTGTGCCTGTTTTATTCTTTCCTTCTTTTCTTTTTCTGAAGTAGAAGGTTGTTGCACCTGCCTAATCATTATATTATAACACATTCTATTTAGAATGTCAACTATTTCTTACCAATATTATATTTTACTGTAAGGTCCCATTCGTCTTTCTCTTTAAAAGCGATAATCTTTATCTGATTAAGAGAAGCAACGGGCTCTTTAGTTTTAGAAGGGTCGACAATTTTAATTAATTCCCACTCTTCTAATAGGTTAACAATCGTATTACGTCTTGCGTGGTCTTCTTCTGTAAACGTATTATGCTTACCATCTAAGATAAACAATTCTTTAAAATGTAGAATCGAATATCTACCTTGCTTATGAAGAATATGGCATGACTGAAATAACTTCTTTTCTTTACGAGAAGAGATTCCAATACGAGTTAGTGTCTCTTTGATTTTTAGAAAGGAGTCTGGTGTTGGTAAAGTAACTTCTACACCCACTCCTCTGAAAATGTCTTCGTTTTCCATGATTTATATTCACCTTTATAATTTTACTTGTGGCATGGTATATAACCATATTATAACCTTATTTATTAATAAGGAAACTTAGCCACCAGTGATAAGCTTATCATGTACCGTTTGAAGTTCTTCTTTAGATAACACTTTCAAATATTGCTTTGCTACAGTCCTATTACACTGATACACTTCTTGTATCGCATCAAGGTCATTACTCTTTTCTGCTTTATGCCATTTTGAAAATCTTTTTCTTTTTCTTAGTACAGAGCGGTAATAATCGAATTGAGCACCAAGGAACAATTCATGACGTTGATTCATTTCATTTGCGTGTAATATAGTATCTTCGAAGTTTGCGAAACCTCGATTGACGATGTATGCGTTATATTGTTTTTCAGTTATATCTGGATTTTCACTATTACGAATTACATCTTCCTTACTGAAAGAAGCTGCATTCATAAAATCAAACGGACTTATTTCTTTCACTTATTACGTCCTCTAATTCAATCATGATTTTGTCAAAGTCTTTAGCACATTCTTCACACATTAAAACCTGATGTGGTCCTTCTAATGTTTCCAGCTTTATCGTATATTCTTCACCTCCTTTTATACGACAAGCACAGTTAAAACATTTCTTTCCGTTACTTAATATGTTGAGTGCCATTAGACGAATTCCGATTCAATCATTACCTCTGTTAAAAAGGCAACCATGTTAATTTCTTGGTCAGCTACAAAATTACTTTTATACATGTAATCTGCAAGGGTGACGATAAAACCTGGTTGCGTTCTAAATTCTACTTTATCTGATGCCATGTCATAAAATCTACGAAACATTTCATTCATGTCTTGGTCAGAATTTCTTGCAACCCATTTGCGCATTTCAGTAAAGTTTTTAGCTTTTAAGAATGTAAAGAGTTCGTCAATAGATTCTTGTTTTAAATTAACAAAGATACCTTCGTCAATTTTACCTGATGCTGCATAGGATTGTAATTCAGTTAATACTCTACGAAAATCTGGGAAATGTTTTTCAATAACTTTTGCTACGACAGCTTTGTCATATTGTACATTTTCGTTTTCGAGAATATTGATAACTCGCTTAAAGAACTGCATTGCGAGTTGTGGTCTTTCTTCTTGTGCAATTGTAAAGTCCACTTCAGAAAGACGAGAGCGAAGTGGAGAGATGATTCTATTCTTAAAATTACAAGTAAAGATAAATCCACAGTTAGCGGAGTATTCTTCAATAAAATTACGAAGAGCAGGTTGAACATTTGCTGCGTTCAAATAATCTGCTTCATCAAATATTACATACTTTCGACCTGTACCTGTGAGAGATACGGCAGATGCGAAAGTTGAAATGTCATATCGAATAGAATCGATGTTAACGTTAAGCGAACCATTTTTAATAATGTAATCACAACCGAGTTCTTCAAGCATTGCTTTTGCGATTGTTGTTTTACCTACACCTGGTCCACCAGTTAATAAGAGATTGGGAACACTTTCGTCTGATACAAATTTGCGAAAAGTGTTTTTCATAGTTTCAGGAAGAATAGTATCCTCAATATTTTGAGGACGATACTTTTCTACCCAAAGTACTTCATTTGTTTTTGTTTCCATAGGTCACCATATTCATAATATAAAAGTTGAGATAAAGGGCGGGGACTGGTTTATGGCCAAGTCCCCTGTTCTCGAGAAAGAGCGTAGTTGTTATTAATCAACTACTTTATCAGCCAAGGGACCTTCAGCTGGCAAATCTACATCCACTTCTTGAGCGCCGACACCGTCGAGTTGCTCTTGTTGTGGTGCATTTTGACGTAAGAATGCTTCGATTTTATTTCTTAGCATACCTACACCTGCCAGTTCGTTTCCTTGGAACCCGCCACGTTGAGAGACAATGTCAATCAATTGTAAGACGGTAGACAAGTCATTAAGAGTAATCTTAACTTCTTGTTGCTGTTGGGGCTGTTGGCCACCAAAGTTTCCATTTACTGGTTCATTCATATTAATCACCTTTTATTATAAGTCGACTTTGAATCAATAGCCACATAATATGTGACACCTTGACCTTTAAATTCTGAGATACCTTTTGAACAAAGTGTAACCTCATAATCTAAAGGCATTAACTTCAAGTTATCAGTTTTGATAATAATCTTGAAGTCATCGTCAGTCTCACCGATTTCAACGCCAAAGTCATCTGCGTTTTCGTTCGTACTGTCGATTGCTTTCAGATAACACTTGCCACTTTCGCCAACAAATGCGATTTCTGAAAATTGGAGTACCCCTGCTGCCTTCAATACAGAAGACAAGTCTCCGTTTGATACACTCACTTGAACATCTGCCGAAGGAAGAGAAATTTCTTTTTCCGGCGGGGTATGTATCATAGAGATATCGGCGTAGACGTACTTAGTTCTACGTTTACCTTCAGAGATAATAAAGTATTTATCTCCAAACTCAACGTCTGGGTCATTATAAAGACTTAAAATTGAAAGAAATCTTGATAAGTCATATACACAAGCTTCGCTTGGAATCTCATCTGGGATTTCTGCAATAGCAATCAAAGTCTTTTCTGGAGTGATGGTTTTCAAAATATTACCTTCTTTCATCAAAATTGATTTGTTGATTGCGGTAAAACTTTTGAGAACACTCAATGTTTCATTCGAAAATTTCATAATATAGATTCTCCGATGTTAATATTACTGGTATATTATATACCAAGTTGGTTGCGTTGTCAACTGTTATTTTACTTTTTATACGCTTTTTTGTTAGAAGAAGCATTAGCAGTAGGGGAAGCGCCTAGTTGACCTAGTGCTGCCATATTACCTTTGAAAATATAAGTTCCAACATGGTTTATCTGCATCCAAGGACACATCCAAACTGAGAGTCCTATGTCTCTTGCTTTATGACAAAAGAAATAATCCTCTGACAAGTACCTATTCGTTTGTGGGTCGATTACACAATCAAAGAATGCTGTAATCTTTCTTGACCCATCAAAGTTATCAGTACGTGCATGGTCTGGTTTGTATTGAAGTTCAGGATAAGCATCACGATATTTTTCTAATGCTGACCTTGGGATAAGCATAAATCCTGTCCCGGCTTCTTGAACTTCAACGGGTTCTGATACTTTAAATTCTTTAGTTCCTTTTACAGGATTAAAGACAAAGTCTGATGTGAATTGTTCCAAATTAAATGGATTCTCTTTATGAAATCCTCTATCAGCTGCTTGAGCAATCTTTTCCCAAGCGATAGTTTTCTTTGGATAAGGACCTGTTACAATATCGTATTTTTCTGGGTCCTGTGTTTGAATACCTAAAAGTGCTAGAGCATCTCTAGGATTGAAACCAATATCACTATCAATAAACAATAAGTGAGTACAATCACTTCTCATAAACTCATCAACGACATAGTTACGAGCTCTTTGTACTAGACTCTCATTGAATAAGAAATAGTATTTAATTGGTATTCCATATTGAGTACATAACATACTCAAATCATTAGTTGATTTTGTAAATAGTCCAGAACATTGACCACCATACATTGGTGCGCCAACGAACAACTTATAATCTCTTAAATTTTCTACTGGTATTTTTATTTCCATAATATAATCCTTAATCTAAATCAAATTCTGCTCTATGAATTAGTTGCATTCTTAATACATCAATAAGTATATCCCATGAACTATCATGTGCTTTAAACGCTTCGTCCCACTCAGGAATTGTAAATCCATTTTTCTTAGGAAAGTTTAATTTTGCATCAATCCACGTACGGGTGTCACGCACGAGATAATATTTACAATACTCATATAAGTGTTGTTTCTTTCCTTGTGAATCGAATAGTCTTGTTAAAATTACTGGGTCGAAAGCGTTACTACGACTCCACCAGTATTTTATGTTTGAATCAATAATAAAATCGTGAAACTCATTTACGAATTCTTTTACTGTTAAATCTGTTGGTTGTGGTTTTACTTTATCACGTACTTCTTTGTCTTGTTGTTGCCAAAATTCAATTACAGAATTTTCAACCTTATAGTTATAATTTTCTACTTGGTCTTTTACTGAGAGCTTCCATCTTTTAACGTTCTGTACGTCTTTTAAAGTATATGGACGAGTTTCGAATCTATCCCAATCAAAAACAAATGCTGATACATCGACAACCGCACAGTCAATAGGTTCTGTACCCATTGTCTCAAAATCAAAAATCATGTGTTTCATATAAAAGCCTCAAGTGTATCGCATTTTTCTACGTAGTTATTTTTCTGTTGATGATTATACTGAACTACGTAATCAGTATCAACCATTTGTAATTTACCCTCTAAGTATTTCTTTACTTCCGTAGCCATGTCTCGGGCTGTTTGTACGGGTACGTTTTGACAGATGTGGTTCGCCGATTTTTTGGGGTTGAGTAATTCAAAATCGTTAGGTAATCCCATAATCGCCATAGCTTCGCGATAATTAATATACCTATCATCATCAGGGTGAGTAAGACAAGTAGGATAGTGCCCAACAAAGGCACCAATATAATCCTTAGGAATAATCGTCCCACGTCGCATAATATTTCCGCCTGCTTTGAGTTTCTCATACTTGTAATTACACTTCTCGACTTCTTTTTCGTATCCATTTTGTTCCATCCATTCGCCGACTTG